ACTTCGATTATAAGTGTCGTTGAAAAAGTCTGCTGCTTCATCATCCACAACATCAGCGATTACCACCGTGTCGCCTGGATTGAATGGTGGAACGGCCTGTGCGGAAGCAAAGGTTATTTCTAATATGCGTCCAGGATTGATGGGCACCTGGATATCACTGATATTGATTGGAGCCACATAAAAAGTAGGCGGAGGTGTTGTGGTCAATGGCACCGTAAATGGTTCTCTAAACGAACCAGTTAGGTAAGCACCGCGATAGTCAGCAAAGCCCTGGAAGTTTTGTCCAAGGCCGCCAGGACCGCTCAATAGATAATTGACACTATCAACAATGCCCTCATTGTCGCTGATCTCTACAGGAAATTTTGACATTAGCGATCGTCCTCAACTTGTGTGAATTGCCAAGTTGTGGCACTACACATCCACACATTGACATTGCTGGTATTTGATAACTCTATGCTATTGACGCGATGTGCGTTCTGATTGATTTGGCACCAAGGTTGTTGTGTGTTTAGAGCCATGGTCACAGCAATGGTAGATGCTGGTTCCGCACCCACTGATCCTGCTCCTTCAATCTTGACACTGATGTTGCCTGTACTTGGATACTGCGGCAACTCGTCATCTGTGGAGTCTGGATAAGCACCCAGGTTGATGACTTCAGGCAGGATGCGATGTACCATCAGCAAGCCAGAATAGTTGGGCAACATCTTGATGTTGTCTCTACGGAACACTGACTCGATGGGAGCCTCATCGTACCAGGAGAAGCCTTGATCTTTTTGTATCAGTTGGCTGCTTTCTACGCCGCGAGCATATACCACGGTTCTCGATGCTTTGTTGGGCGTCCAGTATGGCAGACTTGAGTCAGTGGAGTTGAGCCAAATTGGTGATTCGCAAGCAAAAGTGGCATCGGCTACTTCGCGTGGTGCGTTCCAGCAATCTAAATCATATCTATAACTCAACATCTTGTTGGGCACACCGCCAACAGCATCGTTATCTGGATAGTAAATTTCTACCTGGTTTTTCTGGCTATTGACTTCCATAAAAATACGATCGTAGTATTCTGGATCGATCTGATCATAGAACCAATACTTGACTCGTTGATTGCCGATGCCCTGAAAGTCTGTGCCGTCGAATACCCAGATGTCGCGAGCATCTATGCCATACACTAACTTGTCTGTGTTGGCCCAGCAGTTGCTACTCAATAAGCCGCGTCCTTGATTGTAGAGTCGCACGCCCAGGATAGGTGCTGATGTTGTTGAATAGTTGATGGGCGAGAACACAACCGTGTCCCAGTATGAGCATAGAAAAAATTGACCATTACAAGGAAATCCATCCAAGGCTTCTCCACGCAAGGGAACTTCTAACTGGTTGGCCACATTGGTCACCGTGGGTTGCCAAGTCAGCGGAGCACTATTGAGTCCAAATGCCTGACTCCACTGAACCGTTGTGGGATAGTTTTCTACGCTGTTGTCTAAATTTGTGGCTGTTAGGTTGCCTGCTACCAAAATTGAGCCCACATTGGGCGTGTTGTATAGTCGCATAAAGTTGGCAAACACTGACTTCCAGTTTGGATTGTAGTTCCAAGAGTAAAGTGGCTCAATGTCGCCTGACACAAAAGGTTGAACCACATCTGAACTAATGGTAATGCTGGTTTCGTCTCCTGCCAAGACTTCATAGATACCATCATAGTAGCGTGGATTACAATGCGTAATTGAACATAGTTGCCAAGGGGAAATGGTATGGTTGGACTCTGATCAGGGAACGACACAATACGCTGTGTGGGGTTGCCACCATCTACCACAATGTCCTCAATGTCTATGGGAACCTGATTTGAGTATTGAACCAGGATAGCACCTGGCTCGTTGGGCCAAAACATTGGTGCTGTTTTGGCGTCATTGAAAAATACCACGGTTCCGTTCCAGGCTTCTGTGATGTTGGTGTTCTGTGCGTAGCCTCCAGGAATGGGCACGCCTCCAGGTGATATATCTGTCCAGCCGTCATCTCCACCATTGGTAGCAAACCAGCGACCGCTGTCGCAGGCTACAATAAACCAAAATTCGTTCTGTAGTCTAAAACCACCAGTCACAAAAGTTGGAGACTCACCGCCAGGCAATGCGTCCAAGATGGCTTGATCGCCGGCCATTGATCTAATGCCACGCACATCAGTTTCTACATTCTGTCCCGAGTTGTATTCGTTGGGTCCCAGTGCTGTTGATGGCACATCAGGTGAGAATGACATTTTTTGAAATGGGATTCGCACTTCGTCTAATGGGTTTTTAATTTGAGCCACTTGTTTTCCTTGTTATGATAGTGATACCAATAGGCCTTCAGCACCAATGTTGTTGTAGCACCAGTTTAGGTATAATGCCACATTGGATCTTGCGTAAAGTGGCTTTGAGCACATATCCGCTGCCGTTATCTACATAGTATCTTATGTCGCTGGTGGTCCATTCCATTTTGATCAAGGTGCTGGTAGTATAGGTGCCAATGTTGCCACCACTTCCACCGCCATTGTAAATTTCCAATGTGGCACCTGCCTGAACAGATATACCCCAGTCAATGCCTGGATATCCAACCACCGTGTTGTTGGTACTCATACCAACCATAAAATCATCTGTGGTAGTTTTGGGTTGCATAATCATTATGCCAGAATTGTAGCCATCCTGTCCAAATACATTGGCATTCCAACCTTCAGTGCCGCCTGACTTCTGCCATTGATTCACCGCCGTGGTTGTAAAACTGCCACTGGGATCCAGAATCACAGGCACTACTGGAGTTGTAGATGGCCACGCTGATATTTGTGCTGTTCTTGCTAATCCAAGCATTATACAAATCCTGGTGAAATAGTAGTTAGGTAAGTTGTGGTACCACCTATGCGAACAGCACTCACACTCACAAGACTTACTGAATTGGCCACGGTGCTTTGTAGGGTTGTGATATTGCCAGCATACTTGTAGGTGGATCCTGTGGGGAATGACACGGTGTATCCGCCTGTGCTGCCCTGGTTAAACACAATGGTCACCGTGTCAGACTGCTCATCAGTGGTCACGCTGTCTGACGCTGAACTCACAAAGTTTGAGTATGCCAGACTGGACACATTACCAGTTAAATTGACCTGTTGAACCTGACCGTTGGCCTTGTCAATGGTTAAACTGCCAGAAGTTGTGCCTGACACACCGTTGAATTCAGTATAACTGCGTAGCGAACCCAACTTGTTCTGTGCCACATCATCGTCATTGCGTAGAAAGTAGTAGTTGGTGGCTACTCTTGCTGTGTTGGCTGTTAGAACGCTGTGAGTGCCAAGTGTTGAAGCATTGCCGTTGTAGAAGCAAAACAAGTTGCCTGTGATATTGGGACCACTGGAAAAACTACTGGTGTATCCAATGTAGTTGGTGATGTTTGAGGCACCAGATCCCCCGCCCACCACAGAACCTACAAACGCATACGCATTACCTATGCTGGATCCGCCATTGAGCGTGATCACACCGCCATTCATTGTGGCGTGTCCCACTGAAGTGTTGCCCAGGAAGTATGGCGAAACATTGCCTATATCCAGGTTAAATTGTCCTGATGCCAGACTGAATGGAGCACCAAACGCAGATGTCAAAGCAATAGTATTGGCAGCGGCACCACCGCCAACTCTAATACGACCACCAATGGCCTGCTGGCGACTGGCAGTGTTTGTGATATTGCCCGTCAAATTTAATATAGTTTCTGACTCAAATTGCCGGACTTGTGAAGCAGTGTTGCTACGATCAATTGTGTCCATAGAAGTAAGTCTGCTTGACAAACCCACAGCATTGTTGCCAAGCCATCCTGTGCCTACCATCACACGACCCGTGTATAGTGCTGTGCCTGTGGCACCATCTGGCGACCACTTCATATCAGTGGCAATGTTGCGACCACTCACTACAATGTTGCCTGTAGTGCCCACATTGGCAGTGCCTATAACCGTTTGCTGGGTTGATGTCAAGTTAGCACTTGCTATAAGATTGCCACCTGTGATATTGCCCGAGGTTAGAATGGTGTTGGCACCAAAAGAGGACAATAATAATGACACATTGGAGTCGCCATAAGTGATGGGGGCTAAAATATTGACACCGTTGGGATAGTTGATGGCACTGGTGTTGCCTGGCAGTGTAATATTACCGGTGGCGTTGTTGAATATCCAACTGCCAGGACTGGGCCAACTTGGCTGACCAATTTCCTGAATACCATTGGCACCGTCGGCTGCTAACCAGGCATTGCCAAGAGTATTACCTGTGTTGTAGCCCGCAAGATAACCAGTATTGCCAGCCCAGGCAAGCACTCCTGTAGAAGTGTATGAAATGGCTCCGGTGTTGAATCCATAACCGCCTACACTGAAAGGTCCAAAGGTCCCAGTCGTGGTTATGAAATTGCCAGCAGTGATGTTGCCTGTGGTTGAGATAGTGTTAGATCCAAATGCTGCCAACAACGAAACCACATTGGAATTATTGTATGTGGTAGTAATGCCTGTGAGTTGTGATCCATTGCCTACAAAATAATTGCCTGTGATATTGCCTGTAGTTGAAATAGTGTTAGATCCAAATGCTGCCAACAAGGACACAACATTGGCATTTGAGTATGTGGCTGGTAGGCCAGTAAGTTGTGATCCATTGCCCAGGAAATAATTGCTTGTGATGTTGCCTGTGGTTGAGATGGTGTTAGAACCAAATGATGACAACAGCGAAACCACATTGGCATTGCCGTATGTGGCTGGCAGGCCTGTGAGTTGAGATCCGTTGCCCAGAATGTAGTTGCCGGACACATTGCCGGTGGCTGATACATTGCCGGTGGCCAAGATATTGCCTGTCATTGACAATGCTGTGCCAGTGTAGGCCAAATTGGCAGTGCCAGCCAAGGCACCTGCGTTGTTATACACAACTTGAGTGTTGGTTCCAGGAGCAGCAATATTGACATTGGCAATCAAGGTGCCAAGCACGGTCAAGTTGCCATTTATTGTTTCGTTGCCGCTTACTGAAAGATTGCCGCCTATGGCAGCATTGCCTGAAACATTGAGATTGGTGGCAAACAGCGTATTGCCGATCGACACGGTTGTATCAATACCGTACAAGCCTGTGGTATTGTTTGGTGGGATAATTGGCATTTGCTCTTTTCCTTACTTGATGTTGTATTGGCGATATTGTCGCGGTTGCCACACACTTGTCATTCGTGTGTGTCCGCCTGACCATTTGCCCAGATTGTTTTGATCATTCACAATGTTCCAGGCATTTTCGTATTTGGCACTATAGGTAGCAGCGTCTTGGTCGTTGTGGCGTTTGATATAGTATTCACGCAAGGTAGCATACACATAGCCCTCTGGCCAACTCTGTAGCACAGCGTTGTTTTGAACTTCCTGATCAGTCAAGCCCACATTGGTAATGGTTCCTGCTGTGGGCGTAGTACCGCCTGTGGCTGTAAAAGTAATAGAAGTTGAACTGGGAACGGATGCCACGGTATAGACTCCGCTGGTGCCCAGACTACCTGTGCCTGCGTTGGCACTGATCTTGTCGCCTATGGCCAGACCAGTTGTGGTAGTCATACCTGTAATGGTGGCTGTCCAAGGTCCTGTACCTGTTATTGAACCAACGGTTCCTGTGGCACTGATCACAATGTCCTCCACAGGAGTAAAAAGCAATGGCCAGGATTTGTAGTAATACAAGTTGATTAGGTCGCCCTCACCAATGTAGGGCAAAAACTTGTAGTTGTTATAAACTTCGGAGAACTTGCCACGAATAACTGCGGGTACATTCACTGGAGAAAGATACAACTGGGCAATCATACCCTGTGTGATAATGTCGCGATCGCCAATACGATCATACACAATCCAAGGACCTGTGGGCGAACTTGTTGCTCCTCCAGGATTGCCCTGTTTAAAAAACACAATGGGCTTGTTCATATCAGCAGGGATGGGAATCATACCTTGACTATCAGCAATGCCAATGTTGGCTGGATCGTAAGGGTCTGATCGTAGGCCAGGTAATTCTAAATTACGCATTCCTAATTCAGCAAGGAAGATACATTGTTTGAC